AAGCAAATATGGTTTTGATAATGTACAAGCTGTCCCGGTTAACGGAAAATATAGGCTACTTTTAAAGACTGAAGGAGAAGGCAAAAACGCAAAATACAAATTTGTAAATGAAGAAGGTCTTGACTTTGGAGATATTACTGAGTTTGGAGCAAGTGCGGCTATACCAATTGTAGTTGCAGGAGCTGTTGCAATTAAAGCACCTCAATTAATAGCACCTCTTGCTACAACAGGATGGGGTTCATCGGCAGGTCTTGGACTTTTATCTGGAGCAAGTTATTTTGGTTCAGCATCATTACAAGATGCAGTAGTTGCAGCCATTGACGAAACAGAAATAGATAAAAGTGAAATTGCTAAAAGAAGAGGTATAGAAGCCGGTTTAGCACTTTTTCCAGAAATAGCCATGATAAGAGGAGGTCAGTGGTTAACGGGATTTGCAGGATCAGGTGCTGATGACTTAGCAAAAGCTTTAAGAAGAGACATAGGTAAGTTAAATAATGCGTTTGATGCACAACTAAAAGCAGGAGCAGGAGGATTAAGTAGTAGACTTGCCGCCGAAACCGAAAGAAAAGCTACTGCTAATAGCGCAGCCCTAAGAAAACTGTATCAAGAAAACATTGACCAACTAGAGGTCATGGCAAATTCATTAAACAGAGGTTCGGCAGAGCCTATAGAGGCAGTTGTTGAACGAGCTAGGGACAGCATAACACAAAGGCTTACAAGGTTAGAAGATGGAGTTCGTGCATTTGATTCTGAACTTGCTGACGCAGTTCAATCTATTTTACAGACTAGGTTAAAGAAATTAGGCGGATCAGAAAGAATGTATCTTCGCGGACCAGTAGGCAAACAAGTTAAAGATGGACTGCAATCATCTTATAATGCTGCTTACAAGGAAAAAACTAAACGATTTAAAGAAATAGCAAAAATTGCAGACGCAGAAGCAATTGTTTACGATGTTGATGAAGTCTTAAAAGCTATGAGAAGAGCCATTGAAAAAGGTGGCGCAGGATTAGATGAAATTGATCTAGATGCAGCAAGATCATTTGCCTCAGCTATGGAAAGAACGGGCATAAATGATGAGCTTGTTTTAAAAGCATTAAAAGAAGACCTGCCTTTTGATTTTTTTGGTGCAGATTTAACTAAATTTAAAACAATGTCCTATGAGCAGTTGGACAAAATAATAAGAAGATATGCCGAAAGAGCTGATTTTGGCGATCCATTAAAACCCACTAAAAGTAGCGCAGGATTTGCTAGAATAATGCGTAAAGAACTTACCGCAGTAAGAGACAAAGCACTAGGTGGCACTGAGACTAAAAAAGCACTAGATAAGGCTAATAAATTTTACAGAACTGAGTACGGAAAATTTCTTAGAGCCGATGTTAAGCCATTTATAAAGCCTGATTTTGGTTCCGGGTACGGACCTACAGGTGGTAAACAATTTAAAATAATGGGTGATGTTGCTGCTACAAATAGGCTATTTTCATCTGCGGACGCTGTTAAGGGTGTTATAAATGCTTTACCAAAAATATCTGCATCTGGTGGATTGACCCAAAGTAAAGCAATAGAACTGTTTAGAAAAGCGTACATGGGGGAAGTTGGTCTTCAAGGAACAGTAAAGCTTGGAAAAGGTTTTAAAATGAAAGAGCTTAATACAGATATAATGAGTAGGCTGTATCCAAGAAACTGGGAATCAAAAATAAAGGCTTTTGAAAGGTTAAATGAATTAGCTCAAAAAAGCGGAAAAGTTTTAGAAATTGATGACATGGTATTTAGAGAAATACTAACAGCAGGCACTCCATCTCAAGTAAGGGCTGCCGAAGATGCTGCAAAAGCCAGTCTTAAAGCTGCAGAAAACTTAGCAACTGTAGAACAAAATAAACTTTTTCAAAGTATAATAAAAAGAGAAGGAGCATTGTCTGTTGAGGATGCTATGGAAGCCGTAGGATCTCTTTTAAATTATTCTTCTAAAGATATAAGCAAATTTAAGCAAGTAGTAATGGAGTCATCAGGTGAATCTGGATTAAACACATTACGAAATAAACTATCTAATGATATTTTAGAAAGCGCAAGACCGACAAAAGCAAATTATCCTGTTACAACTCAAGGAAAGCCATTATTTGATTCAGATATTTTATTAGACAAACTTTCTAACAATAGTATAAGAAAAGTAGCAAAAGAAATTTTAGGAGAAGATTGGATTCAAAATATGGAAGCAATAGCCCGTGTTGCTAAATACAGTACAGCAGAGGCTAAAAGATTTCCGGGACTACGCCCAGTTGTATCACCGGGTTCTGGTGGTATGCAAACAACATTTGTTGCTACTGATTTGCCTGCCGATGTAGGCAGATACTTCTACGGAAAATTTGCAACTACGCCCGGATTAAAAAATTTCTTATCAAGAAAAAGTCCAGATGAGGCTGCTGCTGCGTTTAGACAAATACTTCCTTATTATATGGCTTCAGCACAAGGTATGGAATCTTTACTTTTACAAATGCGAGATGATCCGACACTCGCAAAGTATATACAAGATGAATTAGCAAATCTTGGTAATTATTCCATGATGGGAACAAACCAGATTAATCAGGCAGTAGAGCAATCTACAGCTCCCGCTAATCGGTAACATAAAGTATAGGGAGACCAAATCGGGGTGACAAATAAAAACCCCGTGAAGGCGTTACCGCTACTTCACTCCCTAATACTTTAATAAATTCTTCCAACAGAGTTATCAAATATAAATTTGTCTACCATATCTCTTTCTCCTTCTCTGTTTTTTACTAAACTATAGGATAAATCTATATAGCTTTTGCCACTTTTGTCAAGTTTCTTGCTTTTTGCCATATCATAATTTGTGGGCCACATCATTAGTATAACGTCAGCATCGTTTTCTATGTCTCCAGAGTCCTTTAGGTCATAAACAGATAATCTACCCCTCTTTGCACCCTCTCTATTTACTTGTGCTAATAAAATTACTGGAACATTTAGTTCCATAGCCATTTGCTTTATACTATGGCTAACTTCTGCTATACCATCATGCTTTTGCATTTTGTTATCCCAAGGTATAAGTTGCAAATAATCTATTACAATCATAGATATGCCGTGCTTTCTCTTTAGATTACGACATTTAGCTCTAAGATCGTACATATTCCTAACATGGTTATATATGTAAACTGGAGATTTTTTTATTTTTTCAGTAGCCTCAAGTATAGGCTTAAATGCTTTTTCTTTATCCTTTTCTTTGTTAGCCTGCTCTATATTGCAACAAGATGATATTTGCACCATTCTTTTAAAAACTTGCTCAGAAGGCATTTCTAAAGAAAAAACAACTACTCCTTTTTTATCTCTTATAGCTAGTCTAAGTGCTACATTTAAAGCTAATTGTGATTTACCACATGAAGTAGGCGCAGATATAACCATAACTTCGCCATTACCTAAACCGCCCTCTGGTAATTTTTCATCAAGTGATTTAATGCCAGTAGGTATTTTTACTGGTTTATATGTGCCATTCCTCATGGACTCGACTTGTTTGATAAACTCAGAGCCTACATTACCCAAAGAAACATCGTCATCCTGAAAACCATCTATCTTAGCAACCTCTGACTCTATGTAAGCTTTTGCTTCATCTGCATCAGCTCCTGATTCTATTTTTTCTATAGCTAACTTAGAGCTACGAACTAACTTTCTAGCATTACTACGCTCTCTTACAATTTTTGCAGCAGTAACTGATTGGAATGAAGTTTCACAACTATTAGTTATAGCATATATGGCGGGCATACCACCGACTTCTTCAATTAAATCCTTTTTTCGTAACAGTTCGTACAAACTTATTTCGTCTACGTCCTCACCTTTATTAGAAAGTTCTTTAATGCAGGTGAACATAATCTGATTAGATCTATCAAAAAAATCTGTATCATTAACTATTTGTATTACATTATCATAAGCTTTAGATGCTTGTTCCTTATCTGGCAACAAACACGATCCTATAACAATTTTTTCTGCTTCTACATTAGCGTGTATCGTTTTCTCTATTACGGGGTTTTTTCTCATTATTGTCTTTTGTTTTATTTCTTTTCTTATCTCTCTCGTTCATTATATGTTCTGCGTACTTTTTGTTCTCTACCTGATTGATGTAATAAACATGACCGCAGTCATTACATCGCATACGCTGTCTTTTTATCCCGGAAGAACCTACTCTTATACCATCCCTATGTACATGGTCACTACCACAAGCGGGGCAAGTCCAAGCATCTCGTCCTTCTACTACGCCCACATGGGTCTTCATCTTAGTATAGTTTGCTATGTACTCATATACCTCTTGTAATATGGTTACGTCCCTCTTACAGTATTTTAACATATTATCCATAGCCTTCTCTTTGCCATCAATAACACCTAACCACAAACCAAAGCTCGTATCAATCTTTCCATATCCTAATAAAAACTTTGCTATGTAATCTAAGCGATGTGAGTTTAGTTCAAACTTAGACCTAGACAATTTTAGTGTATCTACAGTGGTTACATCTTTTGGAACACCTATGTTATGTTTTAAACATCTGGCACGAAACCATTTCATGTCAAACCTATCTCCATTATGTGCTACCATTTCATCGGCTAGCTCCATAACTTCCATAAATTCTTTACATAATTTTTTATCACATCCGTTATCCCATTGTAACGTGTGTACCTTTTTCTTTTTTTCCCACTTATAGCATATACAAATTATAGCACGCTCTGTAATTATATTTTCATGCGAAATATTAATTTTGTAACCTGTCCTCCAACTATATAAAATATTTGGACTTGTTTCTATATCCCAAAATAATCTATTCATATTTGTTTAGCAATGCCCCCTCTTGAAATACCAAAAACAAGAGGAGGACTTTATTGCATGAGGTGTGGATAAGGCTATGTAGCCAATTTAAAAAGGTTCAGCCGAGGAATCAATATCCACGAATGAACCCGAAGAGTTACTTTTGCTCCACCCGAACAACTTCTTGCCGTTGCCAATATAGGTCTTATTTACCCCGGACTCCCTATCTTCCTTCGATAGACTCATACTGGCAGAGGCATCATTGCCGTAGGCATCTGGCTCTTCATTTATCCACACATCAAGGTCAAGGTATGTACCCTTTTTGCCCTTGAATAACTTTGACTTATCAACTTTATCTAAGTTGACCTTTAACGATAGCAGTTTTGACATATTATTTTTCTCCGTATTTTGATTTTTGCTGATCTTTAGCGTCAATAACATTACTCATGTTACGAACAGTTGTTGGAATCTTTTTCCAAAGTCTTTGTAACATATCTATACTATCACATTTTTTTATCGCGCCTATAACGCCCTCTACATAAACACTATCATACTCTTCATCATTGTGTTTATTGGTAGCGTCAGCATCCTGCTCATTATCTATAGCAAACAAATTGCCCAACGCTCTTTTTAAACTATAAGATGCTGTAGATCCAGATATTTGTGCTGAATCCATACCTTTCTTTGCTACGCTATGCATTGCTGCGTGTTCTGAATGTATGCTCTCATTAGACTCACAATCTAGTAAACTTGTTGTGGTAACATTAAACAAATGCTCTCCATACATTTCTATTCTATCATTGCACAATAGAGTTGCTTTATACTCAACCAATAAAGGTTTCAAAGCCTCTAGTATATCTTCAGCACTTCTATAATTATAGTTGCCAAATTTGTTTTTTTGCCCCTTTGGGGCTTTAAGAGATGATTGTATCCCTAATAATTTTTTTCTTAATCCAATTACATCACTCATCTTTATTGTGTTTTTGTATCATCAGTTGCCTGAAATACGCTTTTCTAGTTTTTGTATTATTGCAGGCTTCTAATATTTCGTCTAAGCCTCCAAGTTCTTTTAATAAATCAAGTTGTTGACTAGCTGTCAAGCCTCTTGAAAATCTTTTTGTAAGCTGTGTTAAGCCTACTGGATGCAATACGTTCATTGCAGGAAATTCTAAATAATCTGCCATAGCCCTTAAAACTAAAGGTAGGTCTTCTTTATCTCCCTTGCACATTTTAAAGTAAAAGTTTTCTACCTTACCAAGCATCGAATTACCCTCTCTGGATATGACCCCTCGCACTAAACCAGTTTGATGGTCATGGTCTAAACACCAATCATCGCTTTTTCTAAGTAATATAGGACACTCTTCTGGAGTAAAGTCCTCCCGGAATCTAGCAACTTGATTGTGTGTGAGATACATTACTTTACTCTGCTTCTCAAAGATGAAACTAAAATGCAAAACTCCCAATGACTCATTTCTATAAACCTAGAAATGCCAGAGCATATCATACCAAATATCCCAATGGGTATCCAAACGACCTGAAACACACTGATGATTGTATATATTAATACTTTATTAAATATATTTCTTTTTGTCATCTTCTATTTTTTTTATTAAATTATCTAATGTATTTAAAATACTATCGGAACTATAACCCTGAAAGCACTGCCTAAACATTGTGTCGGAATACATAGAAACAAACTTTCCATCATTTGAATTTACTTCTTCATGTAAAATATTAAGCAACATTCCTATGTCGCAAAGATTCTTATATAAAGAGGATTCTGCTATCTGCACCTCTGCTATTAATGACATACAATCGTCATATATTTTTTTATCATTCATATTTTGTTATTTCTTTTATTGTTAATAAAATCCCGGTACCGCCTCTTTTAAAATGTAGGATTCCATCTTTGTCAACATTTTTGCAGAGCAATGATCTGATAGCGTCTTTTTCATTATGCGCCCATTTAACACATGAGCCAATATAATCTTCAGGCATATCATGTCTTTTATAATTTATTCTGTATTGTTGCACATTAATCTGTTAAATAGCACTACAAATGCTTTTGCAGCACAATCAGGTACAACGCCATTCCCAAGTAAACGTAGCCTATTTAATCTGTTTGAGTCCATCCTACGGGTAGCCCCATTAGCTGTTCGACCCAATCTGGATTTAGCCTGCCCGTTGCCTCCCCGCAGTGTCCCGCTATGTCCTCTTCTAGGTTTGATTTGTTTCGATTCGCTAGTCGATCTCGATTCTCCTTTGTTATCTTTGGGTGTACTTTGTTTGCTCTCGGTGTCGCCCACGACTCTTGGCTCTTCCCAATCGTGCTGTGGTTCATTTGGTCTAGCTGGGTATTGCATGACTCTACCGCATCTCTCAGTTTCGCTCCAAAGAATTGGTTGCTCTTGTGACGCTTGCTCCGAAACCCTTTGTTTGTCATCTCTGTCTCGATCCGACCGCCCTCTGCATCCGATGTCCTTGGAGTTGGGTAATTCATTACATCCTTGTATATCTGTACTGACTCCTCGTCCACTTGTTCCCTCAAGTTCGATGGAGCTTTTCTGCCCTTCCGACTTGTGGTTGCTTGTTTTATTAACGCCTCTCGACTTCTTAATGGCAACATGTCCATTGCGTTCGGAGTAGCCCAATTCTTGACTTGATCTGCTAAAGGTATTCCCCCCTTTTTGTTTGGTCTTGTTGAGTCTACTGCACTCGCCCTTGGCGTTGCCCAATTCTTTTCTGATTCCAAGTATGAATATTCTTTTACGCAGGTGTGGTGCGCCAATTTCGCTCGCTGAGAATATTCCTGCCGTTGTTCTGTAACCCAATCGTTCCATTGTTCGCATGACATATTTGAGAACTGATTCACCTTCTTTTGTTTTTGAGGTAATAATTCCGGGAACATTTTCTGCGAATAAAAGTTTTGGTCTACACTCTCTGATTCCTTTTGCAATGTATGGGAATAAATGTCTAGGGTCTTTAGTTCCTTCTCGACTTCCTGCAACTGAAAATGGTTGGCAAGGAAAGCCGAATGACATGATGTCCACTTTTCCACAAAACTGTTCATATGGGAAGGTTTTAACGTCCGTATAGATAGGGGCTTCATGTAAGAAACCTTGTTCCATCTTTTTAACCAAGTTGTAAATCGCGTATAATTCGATTTCGACACAAGCGATCTCTCGCAGAGTCGGCAAAACTTTTCGGAGTCCAAGCCCAATTCCTTCATATCCTGAACATAGGCTGAGGTGTGTAATTGTTTTGGTAGTATCCACATTAATCTTCTTTTTCTTCTAGTTTTAAATCTAATTTAAGCCTAGCCAAATTAAGTAGATGTTCTTCCCATTTTTCTGATTCTACTCCCCAAAGAGAACTCTTACGATTATCTCTTGCTCTAACTAATGCAAATGCTACTGCCTGCATTATTTCTTCTACATCATTATATGTTATATTGTTTTTCATTTTTTGATATTTATATATGTTCGGTTAAATAATTATGTTTAAAATAAAAATCTCTTGCAGATTTTGCTTTAAATATACCTCTGTCAAGCATCATCCTCGTCCATTTTTTTACAAATACTCTGCCAGTTGAGCTACATATACATATTGAATAAATATCAGGCATATAGTTAATACCTTTTATACCCTTCCACATATATGATTCAATCGCAAGCTGATAACAATCTTTGTCATAGAACTTGCCTTTATCTTTCCCAGAACAATCCCTAAACTTATAATCAAAAAGACAAAACTTATCATCTTTCTTGGCTATTAAATCTAACCTGCCTGCGATTTTCATCTTATGACAAGCTATAAGTTCTTCAGTTAAGTAAGGTTCAAAATCATTGTCTTCTAAATATTCTATAACTGGTTTAGCAAAGTCATCATATGGATCAAAATCAATAACATCGCCCTGCATTGATGCATTTATTAGTTTTTCTACCCTATCATGTGCCTTAATACCAAAGTCAGATGATGCTATTTTATCTCCACTACAAGGACATATAGGTTGACCCCACATAACTTGAATTATCTCCTCGTATTCCATATTAGGATTATCGCCTTTAATTTCTATGGCTCGCTTAACTTTCCAAGCATCGATAAATGGATTTGGAATGATTCCTAATACAGTTGTTACACTTGGATACATCCAAGGCATTTCTTTTATCTTTGTAATTGATTGTATATCAGATAAAATAGGATTATCTTTGTCAGTGAAATTATAAATATGCATTTTGTTTATTAATTATTTGTTTCTATATTATATAAGACTGTTTATAATTTTATATATATTATAATTGGTATAGGTTTTCCCAAATGGGAAAATAGGTCAAGGATAATTTATGCGATACCACGCAGTTCTGTCATAATTTTTGACGTTGAACCGCCCGATAACTATAGCCCCTTGCCTTTCTAAAGATTTTAAAGATAACCAAATCTGTTTAGGTGTTAAGAAAGGTATTTTTTTTGATAACTCCGTTGAACTGCCGTACGTCCAATAATAATTTTCACGTTGATTGCGCCCCGCGTTAGCGTTTTTTGCACACCAAAATCTAATATATTCGTACAAAACTGCTTCCCGCAAACCATATTTAGTAGCTATTTCTGGATCAAAATGGCATTTTTTGTTTTGCATATTTTTATATATTGAGCCGCCTACAGGATTTTTTGTCAATAAAATAAACTATAGCTCGATTTATGCTGCAGAAATTAACCCGGTTGATGCCCGGTACCCGGTAGTCCCCGGTAAAAACCCGGTAAAACTGGCAAAAAACAGGTAAAACAGGCAAAAAACAGAAATAATGCTCCAAAAACACTCCCGTTGTTACCCGGAAGCAGCCCAGTTGCCCGGTAAATTGTCCAGTTTTTACCCGGTAAACCGCCTTATATAGGTGATTTTTTGCAAAAAACGTGGCTAGAGTCGTAAAAATAGTTGGGATCGCAGCACGACCTCCCCGGAACAATTTCGGATTTTTAAAACTATAGGTTCAAAAATTATTTTCGGGAATTTTTCGAGAGTGCTGGGCAGGTTAATTTTATAGTTGTATTTATTGAATAATGAGAATATTTCTCAGACCTGCTTCTCTCATTCTGAGACTATGCAGAAAAAAACCATATATATAATACAATGAATAAAGACAAATATGACAGCCAAAGCCTCTCTGAAAAGAGGGCTTTTGTACGCTCCTTAATTAGGGGCAGAGACATAACCTCAGTAACCTCCTCAGAGGCTACTAAAATGGAGGAGCATGAATTAGATACTCTGGTACATGATTTCCTAGAGGGTAGAACTGAGACCAAAGCTGAGAGACTCAAAAGGGAGTATCTCGAAGCACTAGAGGAAGAGGAAGCTATGAGAGCAAAATCCTCTGGGGCTGATATGGATGAGGTCAGGCAAGCAATAGATAAGGCAATTGCTACTGTAAACAATCGAGTAACTGATATAGAGGAGACTCTGACTGAGGCTCTGAAGTCTCCAAAGGTAGTGAAAAGGGTAGTTGCTACCTCTGAGGCAAAGGAGGACAATCCTATACTAGCAAAGTGCTTAAAGTACTACAAAGCAGGAGATGAGAATGAGACTAAGCTTATGCTTCTCAGTCCACCCTCCTTTGGCAAATCTCATGCAGTCAGAAAGCTAGGCAAAACATATGACCTTTTTCTAGAGCATGGCTGTAGCAGGGCAATAGATGAGATAGATTCTCTCATAGGCTGTCCTTCTCCTGACTCTGAAAAATCAGGCTTTATTACTCCTGATGGCAAGCTTGCCCATGCTGTCAGAAGTGCTTCTGCTGGGCAGACAGTTTTATTGTTTTTAGATGAGGTTCTGAGATGGGCTGAAAATACTCAGGCTTTCCTTTTAACCTTCCTTACGGGAGTTAAGACTGAGGATGGTCTTTATTATTCTCTGGATACTAAAAAGACAGAGTCTGGTAAATTTGAGCGTATCTCATGCCCTGCTAAAAATCTGCATATTATTTGCGGAGCAAATCTTACAGCAGAAGCACCAATCTCAGCTTTCTGGAGTAGATTCAGAAAGCACAGAATAGAATTCACTAATGACTTAGCCAAAAGCATAACTGCATCCATTCTAAAGGACTATGGATTTGAGGCAGGCAGAAAAATGTCTTATTTCTATGAGGCTTTTGCTGATGCTATGGAAGCGACCAGAGACTTAGTCAAAAAGGGTGCTTTGTTTCAGCCATGGGACTTCAGAAATTTAGAGGATGGGATAAGGGCTTCAGGGACTGATTATCAGGAGCTGATTAATGAGGTAGTCTCTCTGACTCCTGACCATTGCACCCTCTATGATATGGATCAGGGAGATACTATTAAGGACAGTATGACCACACATCAGGAGGTCACTAATAAGTTCAGAAAACATGCAGAGAGAGGACTAAAATAATGAGTATAAAACTAAAGCACAGCACCCTTAAAAGTGCAGTCAGGTATGCAGTCAGGTCTTGTGGCATGCGTAAGACTAGCTCCAGAAAAGGAGGCATTTTATATAAAGCTAAAATGACCCTGAAGGAGTCCTTCAAGATCTCAATTAAGGAGGAGTCAGGGACTGCATATTG